CCCCTAACCTCAAAGCCGGGGCATTTCTTCACCCCGCCACTCAATTTCAGCAGGGGAGGGCAGGTAAGCAGAGCGGCCCTTGACAGCCTTCTGGTGCAGCCACAGTTCGCTGTAGAACGACATCCAGTCGGATTGGTCATCAGCAAGGTCTGCGAGCAAGCGTTCACGATTCATTCTCCTGTCCCCTCTGCAGTGCCTTGGCAACGGCTTGACGGACGTCGTTAGGGGTATTGTTCTTTTCCATCGTGCGGATCAGCACCTCGGCGAAATCCAGCGAGCCGGCTCCCAGCTGCTCGAACTCCTCAATCAGCTGGGTCAGGTCGGATGGCTCCTCGATCAGGGTGGCCATGTCCTCCGGATCGATCCACTTGTCATACCGGGTGTCGAACAGCGTCCTGTCGATCGTTCCGTCGCTGTACAGGATACCAAAGCCGGGCTTGTAATTCCGCTCATCAGACTTGCGGGCCATGAACCCACCGCAGTTCAGCACGACGCATGAGCCGACCTGCGTATGGAATCCCTTGTGGTTATCTCCGATAACAGCAGCATCATAACCTACCAGCTGCTTTTTCAGTACTGCCAGGCTGGCCTCTTGGGGGGCTCCTGGATAGCAGGTCTTCTCGTTCAGCCAGACATACTTGTGGATGACGACGAGCTTTACACCAGAGATTTTAAGATCAACGGGGTTTGGCATAAAGCCCCAAGGAAACGCCCACATCCACATGTTCGGAGATTCATCCGCATCGGGGACGATTACTGTTGGATCCAAATTTTTGATCACCCCTGCCTCAATCAACGTCCCATACGAACTACGGTGCAAATCAGCATAGACGTGGTTCGGCAGGTCATGCTGGCCGGGGATGGCGTAGACGGTCAATCCACGGAACAGCCGGATCACGAAGTTGACTAGCTCGGGTGGGCTGCGGTACGTGTCGAAGATGTCCCCTGCGATCACCACTGGGATGTCTTCTTCCTCGGCTTCAGCTCGAATCTGCAACCACTGCCGCTCCATCGCAGCATACCAATCAGGTTCAGCAGAACGGGCGACTGGGGCTCGGTGGGAGAAGTGTAGGTCGGAGCAAAGAACGGCTATTGGTTGAGTCATGGCTGAAATCCAGGCTGCAATTTATAACTAAACAACTCTACTTTCCAATATCGACTACAATCCAGGCCGGCAGCTTCATTGATCAATGAAGCTATAGATTCGGCAGCTTCTTTTTCCAACGGTGGAACTGGAAGTGATTTCTCATTTGGGTAATCACCTCCAAAATTATCAGTTTCCACAATTTTGTATTTCATCAGTTCATCTCCTTGCCACAGAACGGGCAGCGTCCCTCAGTTTTTGATTCCAGCTCCTCGTGAGCCTTATCAGCCAACCGGACCATTTCCTGCCTACCTTCGTCAAAAAGCCAAACTTCATCCAACAACAGCTTGAGATTCCTGATCATGTCCCTCCTCGTTTTCAGCAGGTCGACGATCACGTCCAGGTCAGACAGGTCTGGCACCTCGGAATCCCTACCAGCCATTGCCTGCCTAGCAGCTTGGATCAGCTCGGAAATCCCCTTGGACGCATCCCGACTCCTGATCACGAACAAATCATCGGCAGCCTTCGACAGCCTTGAAATATCCGGGATTTCGATATCCTTCTCCCGCCTGGCCTGATCGGTCGTGGCCAACATCGCAGCCAAATCGGCAACCGACTTAGCAGCCTTACCGACCGCAGCCATCCTGCCAAGCAACCGCTCGGAATCATTGGCCAGTGAGAGTAAAATGATAGCCTCAGAATTAGAAATCCTAGCCTCATGAATCCAGGCATCTAATTCAAATGCCTTGTCTTTCAGACTATCCAAATCAGCTCTAATTTCCTCAACCTGCCTTAATTCAGCATCGGCATCATCAACCCACTTCAAGGAATCCCTCTCGACCACCGACTGGGTCAGCTGCTCCTCAGCAGCCTCCATCAGCGTTTTAGCTCGGTTGGCTTCCCTCGCAGCCTCGGCCAGGGTCTTGTCGATAATCTCCAGGTTGACCACGGCGTTCAGCTGCCGGCTAACGTCCCCTGCCGTTGAACTGAACCAATAGAGAGGATCGTGCTGGCCCTGAAAGTTAAGGTCGGACAGATTCAGTAGGGAGGAAATATCCTGCGGCACGTCGGAGCGGAACGCCCTGTATTCCTTGCCGTCCAGGCTGTAGGCGTTCTCACTGCCCCTGGTCCGGACGACCTTGCGGCCGTCTGCGATCAGCTCAACGGACGCCTGCTTGGTGCCGTCCTTGATCATGCATCCGACCGGCACATTCAGGGCGGACCACCGCAGGGCACGAACCACCGACGACTTGCCCACGTCGCTAGGACCGACGATGGTGGTGACCCTCTCGTCTAGCTCGATCAGCAGGTCGGAATGCGCCTGGAAGTTTGTGAGGTGAATTGATTGAATCATATTACATTATCGCCAACAGCTCAGGATTCATCTTAGTCAACGACTCGGCGACTGCTCTATCAATCTTCGTCCCCTCGGCCATCCCCAACGCCACCAACCCCAGCATGCACAGGCTGTACGCATCAGTTTCATCGTTCGAATGGAATGCTACTCCCCACCGCTTCGCAGCGAACGCGGCCATCTGTTCCTTACCCGCATTGCCCTTGCCGGTCACAAACTTTTTCAGAACTTTCGGAGGGATTTCAGCAACCGGAACACCGATTTCCAATAGCCCCAACCTCAGTACCGCACCGAACTCGTAGATCGGCTGGTGTGCGTTCATGGAACCGTAGCTATATCCTTCCAGGATGATGGCTTGCGGCGAGCATGCAACGACTCTGGCCTCTATACGGCGAGATAACATAGTATAACGGTCGAACCTATCCTCCAGCCGGTCTCCGATCTTCTTCGAGCTAAAACGCCAGACCTGAATCTCGTCTGGGATGCATCCAGAGGCGACTGCAGTGCCTGTCAAGCTAGGGTCGATCGCGACGATGTTCATACTGCCTCCTTGATTTTCCTCAGCAACAGCCTAGCATAATTCTGCTCTCCCATCAGAAGATCCCTTTTGCTAAACTTCTCCAGCCAAGTAACGGCAGCCTCCATAGTAAACTTCCCCTGCATTCTTGCCTTTGTCTTGGCAATTTCTTCCTCTAAACTCAGAGGTGACACCCATTCATGCCGGTTTTTACACGTTAACGTCTTACCAACGATAACCAGTACACGCATAGGTACACCGTTGATTTCATGTTCTTCTTCATGAAACATGCCGCCAGTGTATAAAACATGCTCGCAGCCACAAGTTGGGCAATTCATAATAAATCACTCCTACTAAAATCCAAACCCCACTTGCTTGCGTTTCACTGCAGGATCACCACTCTTTCGCACACCCTTCGGCATCCCCGGAGCCTGATCTTTCAGCGACTGCATCCCCAGCCGATCAGCCAAGCTGTTCCACTTCTCCTGGGTCGCATCGTCGGCTTTCAGCTCAAACACTTCCGTACCAGCGAACGGCAGCCGGACCAGCTTGATGTTCCTAGCATAGACTTCGACCCCCTCGCCAACGATCTTCTTGTGGGCCACCGACTCAGGCTTCAGCTTGCCTTGGTAATACTTCGCTGCGGTCAGCTCCCCGATACCCCGAATCCCAGGCACGTCGTCAGCAGTACAACCGGCCAGGGCCTTGACCGACGACCACAGGGCAGGGTCGATTTCCCACTTTGCAAGGAATACCTCACGATCGATCAGATGCTTTGTCTGGGGATTGTAGACGCTGACCTGGCTGTTAATGCACTGCCAAAGGTCGTGGTCCGAGCTGACAATGATAGCCGTATCGTCTTCCTTCAGGCTGCTCTTGGCGACCGAGGCGATCACGTCGTCCGCCTCCCTGCCGTCCTGCCACAACACATTGCGAAAACCAGCCTGGGACAGGTACTGCTCCCTCAGCCGGCGGATCTGCAAGTAGAAATTCTTGCGGGCCTGCTGCTGCTCTTCCGTATCAGCTTCCTTGGCCTTCTGGCGGGAGGATTTGTAGGTCGGCAGCAGCTCGAGGCGGGGTCCGAGGCCGGCGTCAAAGGCGAACACCAGACGCCTCGTATCGAACTCGGATTGGAGACGGAGAACGTCTTGGAGAAAACCGTAAGTGGCTGCGATAGGTAAATCATCGAAGGTAAGGGAATCGCCGAGGGCGTGCCAGGCTCGATGACACAAATATGGGCAGTCTAAGATGAGCCAAGGTGTTTTCTTCTCGTATCCAGTCACCAAACCACCCTCAAACTGATCAAATTGTGGATGAAAAATCCTGATCATTCATAGCGTTTTTTACGCTCCACTGCACACGCATCCTCGACCGATTTCCAAACGTCCGCCACTAGATCCCGCAGGTCATCCTCGAGGTCATTGTCCTCGATAAACTTAATGACCTGCTCACGGTATCCCTCACACCCAACGAAATCCCCCGAACCATCTATTTGCCCACTCTTATCTTTTTTCCAAATACGCTCATCCAAGAGAAAGTCGATCATCGACCCAACATCATCCAGACCAGTTGACCAGTACACCGGAATCGAAATCGACCACTCCTTACCGGTGATCCTGTTCTTCTTAATCGCCAGCCGGCTCACGATGCCGACCTGCCTGTCCTTGTCGTGAACAGTCTTTTTCAGCTTACCGCCGATACTCGACCAAATCTCCACGGCAGAATAGAACTTCAGGGCATGACCGCCTGAGCGGGTCTTCTGGGGCTCGAACATCCCAGCATCGATGTTGTCCCTCGTCTGTGAGATAATGATCAGCACTGACCCGGTGTCCCGTATCCGAGCAACCGCCCTTCGCAAGTAGGTCGAATTCGTCTTCGCCTTGCCGTCTCCATAGCTGCCCTTGGCATCCTTTCCCTTACGGGACGCTGACTTCGCCTCATCGAACTTCTTGCCCTCGTAGTCGCTCGACAGGGCGTCCATGCTGTCCAGCACGTAGATGAACGGCTTGCCCTTCTCCGCCTTGTCCAAGGCGTCGTCGAGGTTGAAGTAGAACTCTTCGATCGTCTGGCTCGGCTGAGGATCACCATTAGAGTCGACCCTGGCAGGCTCCAACCGCTCGGCGACCTGCTGGCCGAAGTAACGGTTGAAGTCCATCAAAGCCCCATCCTCAGCGTTGTCAAAGATGATCCGGTAGGATTTGAAGTGGGAGCTGAGCTGGGCCTCCGCCAGCGTGGTCAGGGCAAGGAACGTCTTACCAGACGAGCTGTCCCCAACGAAAAACGCATACTTGCCGGCCGGAATACCTCCGTCGGACCGGCCGGATATGGCCAAATTCAGCAAGGTCGATCCGGTTGACAAGTAGTGTTCCGACATGGTTTCTCTCTTTCGGGGTGCTTTCAGCAGTTGCAGGATTTCGTCGGTGTTCATAGTATTTTAAGGTAGCTACCAATCTCCCAATACACAACGATTTCGGCGGTTTAACTGGCCTCGTCGTATCTGGCTTGGTGTTGAGCAAGTGGCCACTAGGACGGACCTGTTCGTCTTGGTAGCTACCAAGTTGCGGGAGCAGGATTCGAACCTGCGATCTCCAGCTTATGAGGCTGGCGAGAACGTCCAACTTCTCCATCCCGCATTAAAGCCGGTGGTCGGACTTGAACCAACTAGGTGATCATAGGGTGATCAAACCCCTCCCAGTATCCCACTTACCACCGACAAATCCCACCCCCTTCGCGCCAGCTCGGGGGTGGGCTCGCCCTCCATTCCGCAACCCAATCTCCGATTAGATCCACGGCCGCCGGGCCAGCGGTTATCCCCCGGTTACCTGCGATCTCCAGGGGAGTCTCCTTCAATCATGACCAATCGTCATCCCAATCAGCGTCAGCCTTCGATTCTTTCTTCGGCTCGCTCTTGGGCTCTTCCTTGGATTTCACAGGCTTCGATTCCTTCTTCGGCTCGTCGAAATCATCGTCCCAGTCAGAGTCATCCTTAGAAGGGGATGCATTCTGGGCAGCTGCACTCCCAACCTGGCTGCCACGTGCCCCAGATTTCTTGCCAGAGTCTTCCGCAGCCGGGGCAGATTCTTTTTTTGACGAATCATCCTCCACCCCAACCGGCGGCTGGATCTGCTCGACCGGGACGCCCTTCCGGATCTCATCGTCATCGTTACTCAGGGTGACCGCAGTCCCGTCCTCGCTGACCCGGATGATCGTCCACGCCTTGCCGCCGAACCGGCAGTCGTCACCCTTCCCGATGCCCAAATCGGCAGCCGTCACGGGCTTCTTGTCCTCCTGCTTCAGCTCATCCTTCTTGGTCTTTTTGGGAGCCGGTTCGTCATCCCCATCTTCCACCTTCGGCTTCCGTTCCTTCTTAGCAGGCGGCTCGTCGTCCTCGTCGGCCGGATGCTCGAGGCCCTCTTCCTGCAAGAAGATCGACTTCAGCTTGCTGTACTCGACCAGGATCAGCAAGTCGTCCAGCGGCTGGGCTGCATCTAGGATCTCGTCAGACAGTGGCTCCCTGCGAGCCTTGAACCCGATCGAGGCGGCTTCCAGGAAGCTATTGCCAGCGAACGATTTTTCTTCCATCCCAACCCGCAACGTCAGGCCATCGGCCGGATCAGCGAAGTATTCCCACCCGTCGTCCTCGTCTGCGTTGTTGATCGTCGCCTTCAGCTGCTTGCCAAACAAGTGGAACGAGACATCCCAGACCTGAACACCCTTCTCGACGTCTCCATGGTCGTAGATGTTCCACAGCTGCCGCTGCTTCGGGGACAGGGATTTGATCAGATCTTCGTCGGCATCCTTGTCCCGCATCAACTCCTTGCGGTGCTCGCAGATCGGACAGGGCTTGCCAGTGGTCTTGGCCGGACAGACATAGGACTTCTCGTCGGCTCCGATCCCGCGGTGGCTGAAATAGGTCCGCTCGTAGTGCAGTTCTCCTGCCTGGGCGTTCGGATTCTGCCCACCCTTCGGGTTGGCCGGCACCTCGTACGGAATGATCTCCAGCCGATAGGTGCCGGCCTTCTTCGGGCTAAAAAACTGAGTCCCATCGGGCAGCTTCACCACGGTCGGGGTGAAACCACTGTCAGCGGTTGCCGCCCATTTCTTCGCACTCAACTTCGGTCGTTCACGAGCCATTGTTCTTCGTCTCCTTGTCCTTAGCGTTGTGAAAAAGTTCCTTTCCCCGCAGGTAACCGACCGTTCCCAACTTCGCGGCCGTATAGGAGGCCCAAGGCAAAGCGATCAGGAGGATCAGCACAACCAGCAGGACTTCAATCGTCGTCATCGCTGGATTCATCCTCCCTCCTCCGCCGGTTCTCTGCCTTGATTCCAGCCGGCATGCTGGTAGTCGGTCCTGCAAAATACTGCTGACCGAACAGCTCGACCATCCCTTTGAGGGCGGCCCTGCGGTGTTCCAGCCCATCAACAGCCGCCTGCAACACGTTGACCTTGTGGCGAGCCTCGTTCAGCTTCTTGACGGCGATCTTAACAGCCGGATGGACGGTAATCGCAGTCGAAACCGAGCCCTCAGTCACCTTGGCCAGTCCAAACGCCTCAGGATCTTCTCGGATCTCCCGGTCGGTTTCCGCCTGCACGACTGCCAGGGATGACTTCGCGGTGTCCAGTTCCAGCTGAGCATCAGCTAACAATTCACCGAACTGCTGCCTCTGCTTGGGCTGGCCGATCAGCTCATCGTCAAGTCTCAGGGGGTCGATTTCCAGTCGAAGCGTTGTCATTTTTCTGTCTCCTACTCTATTATCGTCCCACCGGCCAGATTCATTTTCCCACAGCAAACACGGCCAACGCACAGCTCAAAATCAGACCGGACTTGCCTGTGTTGAAATAATTCTGCTCGAAGCACTCCATGATCTGAATTTCCTTGATCGGACTCGGCTTCGACAAAACCACGGCTCCAAAATATCCGAGGATGATCCGTCTGATCGTTTCCGGCTCCTCATCCACCGTCTTCAACAGCCCAGCGACCTCCGGCCACTTCGCCCCCTTGATCAACGCCCTGGCGATGTCGATCCCAACCCGCTTCAGGTCCGATTTCTGCAGGGATTCCAGCTTCGCATCTTCGCTTCCGAGGTCGATCACCTGATGAAGCAGCACCAACGCCTTGCGGGCCGACCCCTCGGCAATGTCAGCGATCTTGTCAGCCACGTCCGACTCGATCTGCTTGCCTTCCTTGCCGACGACGTCCAGCACCAACTTTTTCAGCACGGCCGGCTTCAGGGGCTTGGTCCGGATCTCGGTCGACCTCGTGATGATCGTCTTTTTCAACTTCTGTGGGTCGGTCGTGCAGAGGAAATAGTAAACGTGCTTCGGGGTGTCTTCGAGCAGTTTCAGCAGGCACTCCTGTGCTTGCGAAGTGAGATTCGCACACTCGTCAATCAGCCAAATACGGCACGGACCCTGAATCGGGGACAGGCCAGACCTCTGCTTCAGCTCGCGGGCCATGTCGATACCCTTGTCGTCGGCTGCGTTCATCTCACAGAAGTCGGCATCCCCACACTTCAGCTTGTCCTTGAGGATGCGGGCCAAAGTTGTCTTGCCAGTGCCTGACTCTCCCGTGAACAGGATCGTATGGGGGATTGAGCCTTTGCGGCCCATCTCAACCAGCATGCCGACTGCTTCCTCCTGCCCTAGCACGTCCTTGAAATTAGCAGG